ACCATTCTGCCCAGAAATCGATTACAACCGGTTTGTCTGTCTTTAACACTTTATCGAGTGTTGCGTCTGTAATTTGAATAACCATGATTATTTTGTTTTTAATTGTTAGTTTATTTTAAAGCTTTTTCTATTACTTCATTTGCCATCTTTTTTGCAATATCAACAAATATAAACGCCTCCTCTGCGGTAGAAGGATATAAACCTTCGGCTATATCTTTAAGCATTTTAATCGCTTCTTCTATCGACTTAAGAGCATCATTATAACCTCTTTCGTATCCCTTACTTAACAACTCTTTAATAGATTCATCTCCGAAACCTTCATTATTCCAATCATACTCTATTACCTCTCGACTTATCCATTCGTCTTTGTCTTTTATGTCTAATAAGGATTGTCTTTCTCTTAAGGTTTTTAGCTCACACACAACCAAATCGATAGCCATACCTATTTTAACAGGTGATTGCATCTCTATATCAGCACCCTTTCGCCATTTATTGTGAAGTTCAAGTACTTCTATTGCTTCATCTATTGTCATTTGATTGATTCTTTAATGGTTTCTATTTTAGCTCCAAGATTTAAACGCTTCCTTACGATTTTCTCGCAATCTTTTCTTACAAAAGCATCAAAATCCGGAAAGTAAACGTATTGCTTTCCATTTATCCAAACCTTCCCAAACTTAGCTCCTATCGAAATAATTGGCTGTTTTGAGGCATTCATAATCACAATAGGTGTGTCATTTTTTCTTCTCATTTTTCCTGATTTTCCTTTTTATTGCATCTATTATAAAATCATTATTCCGAAATTTACATACAGGTTTCATCCTTAATTTGAATTCTACGAAATCACTCAACGTTTCATTTTTTTGCAAAATACCAGCCAATGCTTTTTTTGTCCCCATAAAGTCAGGGTTTTCACCACTGTCTCGTTTTCTATCACACAAGACGTAGTTTACATTGTCAACTTTTTTTACGCTATATTTTTTTATAAGATTTTGAATATCCTCTTCCTTTACATTTGCATTATAAAATATAGCTTCTTCTTCTTTTGTCAGATTTATTTCCCTCATAATTTTATTGTTTTTATTATCACGCATTCTTATGCGTTTTAAGCGTTTATTTTTTCTTTACTTAGTTAGATATTAATTCAACCATAGATAATCGTATCTAAGCCGTTTATTTGCGTTTTGCGATGTTTCTACCAGCTTCATCTTCCTATACTAAAACGGTGTTTCGTATTCTCGTTCATAATTTCCCGAAACAAATGTCCCTGTAAAAGGCTCATCATCTCTAAAATCGGATATAGTGTCATTTACCCAAAACTCTATATCCCCAATCATCCCCTCTCTGTTTTTGGCAATTCTGATTATGCCTCTATGCGGGTCTGCCTCGTCGTTGTAATAATGCTCTCTGTGTATAAATAATACAACATCTGCGTCTTGTTCTATTGCTCCGCTATCTCTTAAATCGGCTAAAATAGGTATTTTATCCCCCCTCCTTTCAACCTCTCTGTTTAATTGCGATAATAACACCACAGGTATATTTAAATCTTTTGCCATTATTTTTAATGTCCTTGTTATTTCCGCTACCTCATCATTTTTTGTCCTAACTTTCACAAAAGGGGCTTCAATTAATTGTAAATAATCAATCAAAACTATATCACATTTCCCCTTCCGCTTAAGTTTCTTGGCTTGTGATTTGATTTGTTGCACCGTCATTAATGCCGTGTCATTAATCTCGATAGGTAGTATGGATACATTTTCCTTCCCACTAATCATCGACACGTATTCCTCTGGCGTCAACCTCCCTGCCTTGTAGTTATTCGAATCAATTCCGCTCTCTGTAATTATCATTCTGTCAACCAAAGATATTTTTGTCATTTCGAGTGAAACGATAAAAACATTATATCCTTTCTTTGCTGCCTTCCTGGCTATGTTTAACATAAAAGCCGTCTTTCCCATTGCAGGTCTGGCTGCAATTATGTTTAATGTTCCCTTTTGAAATCCATTCAAGATTCTATCCAATTTATTCAATCCTGTATGAATTCCTACATTTTTCCCCTCAAGCACCATTTTCTCTCGCTCCTTATAAGCTTCGAAAGCATCTGATGCTGCATCAGAAATATTTACTGTTTCGTTTTCTATTGCACTATTTACGATATTTTCTATATCCGCCAAATGTGCGTCTATCAAATCGGAAACATCAACTGATAAATCATTGCTATCCGAAAATGTTTTTGCACACGAAAGAATTAATTTTCTCCTTATGTAGTTCTGATATACAATTAACGCATGTGTTTTTATATGCGTTGCAGATGCAACTTCATCTGTTAAAAAAGCCACTTTCGAAATATCGATATTTTTATCCGTTTTTTTTAATTCCTCAACTACGGTTATTAAATCGACTTGTGAATTTGCCTCAACCCTCAAAATTGCCTCGTAAACACTTTTCAGAAACTCATTGTAAAACATCTCTGGCTTAAGGAAATCAATCACATCATACACTGCATTTTTTTCCAAGAGCATCGCTCCTATTGTAGCTTTCTCTGCCTTCTCATTGTACGGTAGAGTAATGCTACATAAGTTTTTTATATCTCCGTCCTGTTGTTTCTTCATGTCTTCGCTTATATTCAATTCTAAACCAATTTGCGAAATGAAATTTTGCATCTCGCTCTGATTTTTTTGTTACGCCTTCGTTTTGTAGTTTCTTGAAATACTGCTCTAAATACTTGTCGAATATCTCTGCACGTATTCGATTATTCATGCAAAATATTTCTTTCCACTGAATATCGTTACTTAATGCTTTTTGGCATTCATCTAATTCTGTGTCTATAACTCCATCCAAAGCGGTTAAAACTTCTTGGCTTGGTGGGTCGTGATTGGTTTTTATAACTTTTTCTCCATTTTTAGAAACTCCTTTCTTTTCTTTTATATATTTCTTTTCTTTATATTCTTTTCCTTCTTTATATTCTTGAGTTTGTTCCGCCGGTGTATCTATTGGTGTATCTATTAATGTTTCGTTTGGTGTTCCGTTTGGTGTTTCGTTTCCATTTTTTTCTTCTTTATAATTACTTGTATTGTTGTTAGTTATGGTATGTTTTTGGTGTTCCGTTTGGTGTTCCGTTTGGTGTTCCGTTTTTTGTCTGTTTTTACGTATTTTAACCTGTTTTGGTGTTCCGCCGGTGTATTCATTATCGTCTGGTAGTTGGTTGTAAGTACCATAATTTGAGAGAGTTAAGATGGTTTCACAGTGTTCCGTTCGCCTTTTAATTGCGTCTTCTGAAATAGCCTTTTCTAGAAAACGGCTTACTTTACCAACACTCCAATTCCATCGTTTTGCTAAATACCGTAAACTTGCATGTAATTCACCTCTGTTTATTGTTATTGTTCGTCCATTTTTTAGTAACCTTTTTTCCGGCTTTTCTTGATACCTAGCTAATTGAATTAAATCAATCCATGCTTCTGCATAAGAGAAAATTCTTTCCTGTTCCCAGAATTGTCCCTCAAAGAATTTCCTGTCTATTTTTATGAAAGCCATAGTTTTTTTAAAAGTATCAATTTTGTTTCCATTTTAGTGTGTATAAAAAACCCCAACCAGAAACAAAAAACTATCGGGTGGAACAAAACATAAAGATGAATATATACCGATAGTAAATTTGCCCTGATTGGGGTTATGTGATGCGTATGGAAAATTCTGTTTCATCTTTATTATTTTTGTTCCTGTACCAAAAGTAGCGAATAGAAATTTTATATACAAATTTTTGGAGTTAAGTAAACTTAAATCTCTCGAATTTTTATTCCATGCATGTAAAGCATTAATTTTCGCTTAATGATATATGATTGCGTGCGGAATCCTTTGGTGTCTTCTACTACCAAGTTACCATTCTTATCTGTGTATTGAAAGTCGGCAATATATTTAACCGAGCGCTCAACACATTTCTTTTTACCGTTTACCACCTCAAATTGCGATGGTAAAAGTTCATACACGACCTGTTCTTTTAAATCAGAAATTTCACCAGCCCTCTGAAGTAATTTTAGTTCATTGCTACGGTAATATTCTTTTTTAGATGCGTAACCGTGATACTTCGTATTTTTATATTTCTGTCTCATCTCCCGAAGTAATTTTTAACTCTCCCGACGTCTTCTAAATTTACTTTTTGGACAACTTGCTCATATAGAGAGTTGAACATTTTGCGAAACTCTACATGATTATCAAACATTTCGTGATGTGTTCGGCAAGCAATTATAAGATTCCACTCTTCGGTGTAATATTGTGGCATAAGTGACCTTGGCAACACGTGGCAAAGGTCGTATCCACGCCCACCGCAAAAGAAACACACCTTTTTCATTTTCTTTTTAATCTTTGCCAATTCTGCATTTTTTTTGGCTTGTTTTTTACTCACTTTACGTATCATAATATTCATATTTTAGAAAAGTTTTTTATTTTCTGTTATCTTTTTCTTTTCTTTTTCGGGACACTTTTCCCTTTTTTTCTAATGAAAGGTTTTCAAGTTTAACTAATTTTATAGTTCTTTCATCCACCCTTACAGGTATATATGTTTCTAATATTTCCCTGCCGAGAGGAGTCAATTTTTCTACCTGAATCCTCCTTTCATAATTTTCTATCATGTCTGTATTGTGTAATATATTTCCCATTTCAATATCCTGTTGAATTTAATTTTAAACTTTCTTTTTCATAGGATAAAATAGACCGTAGTGCGTCTATTTGATGAACGCACGAGCTATTAATCCTATCTAACTTATCCACAAGGAACGCCTCATCTTCGGCTATTGCATTCACTAATGCGTTCTGCGCTTTCGCAGACAAGTAATTTTCTTTAGCAATAGCAATAATTGTGTTTGCAATCTCCGACGTTACCTTGCGCCTGTAAATACGTTTAGCTTCTGCCAGCATACTTCCAGACCTTGCAAGATAAACCGACAAAGTACGTATCCTTTCAATCACTTCTGCAACATTATCCGAGCATTCAATCTCGAGATATTTTTGCATTTTTTCAGCTTCTTCTAATAGCTTTTCCATTAAAACGGTGTTTTATCAAAGTCTATATTTAAGTTTTTACCAGCGATGAACACGTTCTTTCCAAACCTGTTTTCTACTGTTTTTCTGAATAAATCAGCGTCGCTATTCTGTTCGCTCAAATGAACAAGTACAATATTGTTCACCGCCGAAAGGTCGATAGCTCCAAGCCAATCCAAACATTTTTGAATGCTCATGTGAGACATCCTTACTCTTTGTTCGAGAATAGGATGAATAGTTCCGTTTATTACATTTTCCTCTATAATATCATCGCTGAAATTAGCCTCTACGATAATATTGTTGAGGTTTTTGAAGGAATATTCAATCATTCCTGTATCCGTAATAAAAACTACTTTACCCATCTCTGGATGTTTTAATAGGAATCCAAACGTTGGAACGTCGTGCTCCACAGAAAATGGTTTCACGAAAAAGTTACCGAATTTGTATTCATGCTGATGTTTGGCAACGATACCGTTAGGATTGTTTATTCCATAGCTATCGAATACACTCTCATCAGCTAAAACAGGTATGCCCGCATTAAGAAAGTCAGGAACGCTCTTTGAATGGTCTTTGTGGGCGTGTGAAACAACACACGCCCGAACATCCCTCAAATTAAAATTTAATGCTTTTTTATATTCTCTAAATTTCACACCTGCTTCTAAAATTAAGCATTCACCTCTATCGCTCTCAAAGATATACGCATTACCCTTTGATGAGCTCCCTAAACATTTTAATTTCATTTTAAAATAACATTTGTGGAGTAGTTGCTTGTTCTTCTTTTTCTTCTTCTACATTTATAGGAGCGTCTTCTTGTTCCTCTTCTTCTATAAATTCTTCCTCCGATGTGTAATCATCATCTATAACGTCAGCATCGGTAAATTCAATTTCTTCTAATTCGGTATCATGCTCATTTTCTTCGCTGAATAGATAAGCATCGTTACTCGAATTAATGATTACTTTTAATGCTCGTGAAATTACCGTTTTCTTCGCCATCTGGTCTGGAAAATCCCTATGTGCCTGCGAATTACCACCAGTAGCACCCATAGCCCACGCTTTCTTTATCTGATTTATAGTCATTATTTCAGTATAATAACTACCGTCTGATAAAGGAACAACTGCGTAAGCTCCAACAATGTTTCCCGCAACAACATTGTCAAACGATTGAATATGTTTAGTAATAGTTTTTCTACCGTTTTTTATTTCATATTCAATCACGTCCCCATCATAGATTATCTCTGCATAAGGAACATCTTTTACTTTACCTGTCCTTAATGCGAGAGCAATCGTTCCAGCATATTGTCGTTGGAGTTTTATTTTATTTCCGTAAGCAATAAAACAACATTGTCCCTTCCATACAGATAATCCTTGTATGCACATTTTTAAAAGTGCATTTGCAATACTTCCCTTCGTACATACTTGTAATGCTGGTTCTTTGTCCGCAGTCTTCACTTCTTCTAGTGAAAAAAATGCCATTTTCAATTCATTGGCGATTGCGTAGTTTTTTGGGATAACTAACGCACCTACTTCCTGAAGCTCTTTAATTCTAATCATAACGCTATCGGTTATGTCTTTTTGAAGAGCTGTTTGTTTTTTTTCTTCCATAATTCTGTGTGTTTATTAATTTTATAAATATAGATAAAGTATTTGAGATACTACTTGTTTTTATGTTAAATATTTGATACTCTGATGTTAAAGTTTATAATTCACTTATAACCAACTTATCATAGTCCGTAACTCTTAGGTAAATCATCTGGCAATCCATTTTTGGGAATGAATTGACTGCTTCGGAATTATCCACAAAGCACGGAGCGTAAACCCCGAAGTATTTCTGTAAAGCCTGTATAATATCCAACCCAGCTAATATTCTACCTGCATTATTTGCCGACCAATACGGCACACCATCTATCAGCGTTTCACAGGTTTCATATTCGTTCCCATCAAGCGTTGTGTCGAAAAGTTTAAATCTTACAAATCTAAACTTATCATTAACACGTCTATCAACCTCTTCCATACGAAGTTTATTGAATCTCATTAATTTGTATTCAATTTCTTCTTGTTCTGAAAGAGCTTGCGCTAACCTGCGCTGTTCTTCTTGTAGTTCCTTAATACGGTTGTTTGTTTTTTCGATTTGTTTCTTAGAATCGAGCTTTATCGATAAATCGATTATCTCTCGATTTAATCGTTCTTTCTCTGCAATAATATCTGAATTGTCCTGCTCGACTTCTTCAATTTTAATCGAAGAAATCTGTCTCTCGAGCTCAACCCACTCTCTAATGTTTTCTTTCACTACAGGCTCTGGGACGGCTTTCTCTGGTTTAATTTTTGCGAAAGCATCGTATTCCTCTACAACCTGCTTGTAATTCGATTCTAACGATAAAAGTTCCTGATTTAATGTTTCAAGGTTCTTTAACTCCTCTTCTATTTCGTTTTTAATCTTAAGACCTTCTTCGTTTATTTCAGAAAGTTTTTTCATCTTTCGAGCGTTAAACTCCGCCTCGACATCTGTGGATTCCTTAGAGAATCTTTTTAGTGCCTCTGCGTCGGAACATTCGTGGTTGTAAAGCGGGCAAATTAAACAACCTATTTTACTGTCTAACTGCTTTGCATTTTCTTCTTTCCAAAGAACGACAAGCCTCTCTCTTTCCTTTTTTAGCTTGTCAATTTTTGAAGTGAGCTCTTCTATTTCCTTTTTCTTATCAGCAACAAGTTTCTCAAAACGTTTTACTTTGTCCGCTTTCTCTTCGAGCACCATCTCGAAGTTATAGTAGTTTTTGTTCTTTTCATTGGCTACTCTCGTAGCCTCCAATTCCGCCTCGATTAAGATTTCTTGTTGCTTGCCACGTAGCTCTCCGATTAACTTACGCTTCTCGTTAGCTTCGTCGATTTGTTTTTTTACTAATTCCTGTCTGTCGGATAAAAGTTTTTCAATAGCAGATAGTTCTTCTTTCTTTTTTTCTAACTGTTTCTGTATCTCGTCAAAATCGATTCCCTCTGGCAAACCTTTTATTTGCTCATCGATTCTGACTTTAATATCGGCTATTTCGGAATTTATCCGTTTTTTCTCTGCCGATATTTTTCTCTTCAAATCATTAATAGATGCTTTATTGAGCATCTCGACAATGTCTTTTAAATCGTCATCGTTCTTGATTATTTCTTCGTTTTCGATTTCTCCAGCCAAAGAGATGAGAATATTTCTTCTTTCATCCCTTTTTAACGAATGGAAGTAATTTATATTCGTTATTAACCTGAAAAGATTTTCATCGACTATCTCGCTAATCCGTTTCTGATACTCGGTTACCGTAATCGGAACTCCATCGATGAAACATCTCGTTTCGTTACCCTTTAATCGTTGTTCTTCGCCTTTTGAAGTCCAATTTTCATGTAACACTCTTTTTAGGATAAGCTGTTCTCCGTTCACCTCTAAATAACCGCAGACTTCGTGGTCAACATGATGGATGACGTTGCCGTTCTCATCCAACGTTTTAATTTCAAAATCTGTGTTACCTAAACTATCTTTACCAAACAACAACCAACTCCAGGCATCGAAGATGGTTGTTTTACCAGTCGTGTTCCTTCCCGATATAACCGTGTTATCGAAGAAAGATACGCTTAAGCTCCGAATGCCCTTAAAATAAGACAATTCGAGTCTCTTTAATTTAATTCTTGTTTCCATATGTGTACCTTTTTAAGCAAATAGTTTGTCCTCTGGAATACCTGTTATTTCAGATAGTCCTTTTAATAATCGTTTTTCTCTCGGTTTGTTCCTTCCGTACACCCAAGTGCGCACGGTTACTTCCGAGACACCTAATTTTTCAGCGACGGAACGTACCCAGTCGCTCTTCGGAGCGGTTTGCTCCGGCAATGAGTTGTAAAAGTCTTGTAGATTCATAATTTTGAATTTTGATGTTTAAATGAGCGGAGTAGTTTTCTCACCGCTCGCTGATTAGACCGTAATAATCCTCTAATCTTTGGTAGTAAATTGCCAGCAAATTTACCTGCCTATATATTTACCCGAATCGGGTGCTGGACTTTCTGCGCTATATATCATTTCAAGCGCATTATTTTAACACTGTAAAGATAATGAATATTTTTATATTATCAAAGTATTTCGCTATTTATTATATCCCTTTGGATATATATGTACAATACCTTCTTCATATTCCCACCACTCTTTGAAAGCATCAACTGCTTTTTGAATCATTTTTTCAACTTCTTCTTCGGCGGTCGGCGTCAAAGGATGTGTAAATAAACCATACTTGTAATCATTACCAAACGCACACGGATATAGATACATATATCCATCTTCGGTTACTCTAACATCATCTCGCTCACAGTACTTTTTAGTGCACAAGAGCTTACATTCTTCTTCTTTTTCATGCACTATTTTAAGATATAGCGCTGGCAATCCATCTGGTCTCGGACGAATTACAAATTCGCTCTTATCCATCAGACTGTTAAACCAGTCCATTGTCCCAATCATTTTATCACCATCTTCGACGGTAATTTCAAGCCCGCTTTTTGATTTAAATTTTGTTTCCATGATTTTATTATTTTTTTTTGTTATTTATTCTCCTATTTCGGCATAATGCGTTTCACGGCAATGATAGCAACTTGCTTTATCAACTGCAGCATCTATCGCAAGTTTTAAAAATCCTGGTGGTTCTACATCCCACTCGCCCATAGAATACTCGCAAACAAGCTCCACGTTTGCAAGTTGTTCTTTCTTATCTATCGAAGTTATGCGATAGACCTCAATCTCAAAATCCCCCCGATGGTGGTCGGCTAAGACCACGTAATATCCAGGGTGGATTATAAATAGCGCATGTTTACCGATAGCCAAATGACCTCGTCGATTAACATACGCTGGGATGAGTTTTTCACCCTGTGCACCAGCCACAATGGTGGCATATCCCGTGTTGGACATACCCCCGCCCTTTTCCCAAATGGCGGGGTGTCCTTTTTTAGTCAATTCTATATCTATTTTTTTCATAATTTAATTTTGATTATTTTTGTAGATTGTTATCTCCCTGCTTGTGCCGCTTGCTCCCCTTTCGACGGACTGGAGCAATTTTATTAATTCTGTTGTTGTCATAATTATTTATTTTAATAATTCAAATTCATATCTCGTTACAATAGGATTGCTATCCCATGTTCCTTTTCCGTTTATTTCGTCGATTAAAGCCGCAAATGCTTTATACGGACTTGGATACCAAAGACCTGTAGTCGGATTTTCATAAATAAATTCGCTTGTTCTTCTTCTTTTTCCAGCCTCGACGCTTATAACATTATATTCTCTTATCCCCTCTCTCAAACATTCGATATAGGATATATCGCAAAGATTTTCATTCCTTTTATCTTTTATTCTGATGAAATATCTTGCATGCCTCTCAGGCATGAAAAGTTTGTTTTTCCACTTTTCGCGCTTTACCCTGTTATCAAATTTATAATCGATACTTCCGTCGGCATTAATGAAGTATGGCTCTTTTAAATAAAGCGTTTCACCGATGTTATATCTATCAACCATTCTTCTCGTAACAGTCTTTCGACCTTTTACGGTTAAATCGAATAGCTGCTCTTTAAAACATATCCCTCTCATGATTTTATTTTTTTATTTGCGTTCTAAACTATTATTTTATCTTCCGAATACCTACATACCGCCCAGCACATTTAAATGCGAATTTCGGCATCTGTGAGCGTTGTACGAACAAATCCAGGGACAGATACAATTCGTCCTTTTTCATCTCTTATACATTCAGGATGTCCCGATGCTGGCGCAACAAGGTCATCCCTATCGCTTGCTTGAAGCACAAGCAGCGATACAATAATATAAACACCTTCTTCTTTCTCTGGCAGTCCTTCCACTTCGCCGAATTCCTGAGAACATATCCTGTTCTCGTCAAACTCCGTAAAGGATGCCGCTACACGTGCGATTCCTTCGCTTTTAAACACTTCGCCGCTGTTTAATACAATATCGTGCGGCGTGTAATTACGAAATTTTGCTTTCATATCTCTTTTAGTTTCAAGCTTTATAATAGCGAACGATTCGCTGTTCATAAGCTCTTTAACTTTTTCTACATCATAGCCAGAGAGCTCGCACCACTCCCTGGCTTTTTTCGATAATTTCTTTAATGTCTTCATAATTCTGTTTTTTTAATTAGTTGTTTAAATTACTTCTGTTTCAAAAACCGTTTCGCCTGTCTCGTTACAAACTATCGAGACAGTCCCTTTCTTATAATCAGCAAAATAGCTGTGATTAGTGCCGTTATTTTCTCTTATATAATTTAAGCAATAATCGTAGCTCATTTCAAATCCTTTATCATTGCTGCTTGTTTCGTCGTTAAAAACGACGTTATAAGTTTTTGTTTTCATAGCTTTGTTATTTTTGTTTGTTATTCTTTCCTTCCTTTTTGCTAACGCTCGTTTAGCAGCTTCGCTCCTCTCTCCGAGATTTGCTGCTGCTATGATTTCGAGCCGTTCAAACTCGTTATTGCACTTATCGAGAAGTGCTTTCAATTCTGTTCCTGTCATTGCTTTAAATTTTTAGGTTTTCTTTGTCTTTTCTTGGATGAAGACGGAAATTCAATCCCCTTTTCTTTGAGAATTTTATACCTTCTCGTCCTCTCTTCTAAGTCAGGATTGCCGAGCTTATAAATTTCTTCAAGGGAGGATTTATAAGCATATTCAACTAACTCAGCTTTTTTACAATCAACATCCACCAATTCATCGTCCTGCACATAAACAGGAGATTCATCGGTATCAACAACCTCAACATTTCTGCTAAGGTCGTATTCAGGGAAAATAAGGATGCAAAATTCCCTTTTCCCATTTATTTCCCTTGTATAGCACGACCTCAAACACGGCTCAAGGTCGTCTTCCTCGTTGAGGAATTCTCCCTCAACATCCCATAGGAGCTCCCAAATTGGCAGCTCGGATTCGGGAAAATCTTGCGGAACTTCAATTGGCGTTAACACGCCTATTAAATATTCCATTTCCTCATCGAATACACGGCGGAGAAACTGTCCTCCAGCCGTCTGGAAACATCCTTTTTCTGTGTTAAGAATGTTTCCGTTTTCCGTAAGATAAAATTTCGTTTTCATTGTTTTAATTTTTTATTATCGCCTACTTGTTTTAGGGCTTTGGCATTCCCTATATTTTGTTTACTTCTCGCTGCCAAGTGAAACGTAAATAAGCTCTTGCAAATAAACGCCACTCAACGCACGCTTATTCAGCCAGCGATTCAATCTTTCCCACCTAAAATTATATTCAGGTGGATAGTATTCTATAACGGCATAAGTTTTGCCGTTATGTTCAAAAGCATTTTCAAAATGAAGATGCGGGTTCTCTACTTCGCAGAGAAATTGAATGCTCTTTTTCATAGCTCTGCACAATTTTGACTTTTCTCTGTAATGTTTCATCTTACCACATGTGCGATACTTTTTAAATCTTGTTTTCATAGTTGTTTTGTTTTTTAAATTGTTTTTTGTACCCTCTTTAATGATTTTATTACTTTGGCTTCAAAAACTTCCTGAAAAAGTTCAACCTTTTTTGACATTGATGAAAAATAGAATCTTCCGTCCGATTGGTAGCCGTCGCATAAAACCTCATTGTCGTATGTGACTGAAAAAAAACCTCCCTTATAGGGTACATGGACCATAAAAGAGACTTTATTGCCACCTAAATTGATTGTGAATTCTGTTTTCATGACTCTTACTTTTTTGTTTTTATGCTTACTCTGTTATAGGTTTTCGGCATCCCCTTTGTTTTATTTTAATATTATAAAGGTAGTGATAAAGATATTAATGTGCAAATTTTTTTGCCATTATTTTTGTCTGGAATACTTCTTTTTAAGAAAGTTTAACTTTAAATTATCCCTTCGTCAGCCATACTATAATACCCTTCATCGGATATTGTGATAGAGTCTATTAGCTTTACATCTATCAATTCGCACGCAGATTTAAGTTTATTAGATGTGCGTATATCGTTCTGGCTTGGTCTCAAGTTCCCTGTCGGGTGGTTGTGTATGAAAATAATCCCCGATGCTAAATTATCTATAGCATATTTGAGTATTAGCTTAATATCAACCACAGTGCCTGTAACACCGCCCTGGCTTATCTTTGCAAAGCCGACGGTTTCATTTGCTTGATTTAATAACAAAATAAAAGAACTTTCGTAAATAACAATGTCGTCTAAATAGAACTGCCGTGCGTAATCGGCTGCGTCCTTTGGGCTTGTTATTCGAGCCTTTTTAAAATTGTGTTTTACTGCATTGAGTTTATACTCAACGGCGTTTTCTTTCAATTCTAAATACATAGTTCCATGTGTTTATTAGGTGTTTTCACACCTCGTTATTTTAAAAATTCATATATAAAACGGAATATAAAGTATGCTGCTGCTAATAATACAGCAATCCAGCATAAAACATCCATAATTTTTTCTTTGCTCTCGTAATCCATAGTTTTATTGTTTTTGATATTTTATTGCTTCATCGATTGTAAATACATTGTCCTTGTATTTTAAATCGTAAGAATTCACGAGGTGCGGCATAAATTCTACTATCGTATTACTCTCAAGCGATTTGAAAATAAGACGAATAGAGTATATTGTAGTTGCCTTCCTGTGATAAATCTCGAATTGCTCTTTAAGCAAATCGAACAAATCAAAAGAGTGTTTCAAATATGCAGCACTGTATGTGATAAGGTCACTATATCCATATTTTTTGGCTGTCCCAAGCCCAATATCAATAAGCGGGTCAAAGCCCTTACGTTTTGCCCGATATATGTTTTTAGCTGCAATCCTTAATTTTTCTACCCCTTCTACACTCATCACCTCCCCATACATATCTGGTTCGGTGATTACACTCTCATACACGACTGGCTTTTCAACTATATTGCCAACCCTATCAATAGCTATGCCTTCTTTCTCTTTCGGATAGCCATATTGAACACGTATAATCATGTGTGCTGTGCCTGCGTAAAGATAACCATCTTTATGCAAGACACCATTCAGCCTGTCGTCTTCTTTATCTCTTTTAGTAAAGTGGCGATACAACAAGCTGTAAAGTTTTTTTTCATTTACCTTTTTCATAGTTATGTTTTTTATTGTTCTTTTAATGATATAAAGATAATGATATATATATTGGTGTGCAAATATTTTAGGTATTAAATTTCTTCTCAAACTTCATTTTTATGAAAGTTTAACTATTTATGGTTTAGATTTCTTGTGTGTGTTTTTAATGTCTCTTTCTTAAAACTATATGTATAACAATTGCAATAATGGCAGCTAATACAATTACATTCAACAACTGTAATCTTATCTTTTGCCACTTGGTTAAAACGTTCACTTCTTTCACTACCTCAACGAAGTAAGGTATCGAATCTATTTTTTCATACCTTACTGTATCGACTTTGAAACGCTCACGCCACTTTATCGATTGCAGATACACCGTGTCATTCTTGGTAAATAGAACCAGTGTATCACGGTTGTACACGCTATCGATACGTAGCTTGTCCCGGTACTCGATAACCGTTTTTTCTGTCGGTACAAGCACTTCTTTCGTCTTGCAGCCTGATATAATTAGCAATAGAAGCGCTATTAGTATTATTTTTAGTGCTATCGAAATTTTATAGTTTATCTTCATCTTTTCTTACTTTTAAAGTCGATAATCCGTTTGTCAATATCTATTTTTACAATGTAATCCATCATTGGTCTTTCTTTTCCATTTCTTCTTGCTTCATAAGAAAAGAAAAGCCAAGCCCGAAGTTTATTTTCTGCGATATGTAACTCGCCTGTCAATATGTTTTTATAAACATCCATTTATGCATTGTAAGAATTGTTTACTATAACCCGCTATTTTGTTTGCACAATCTAATCCGTTCACAATTCTTCGTGCGTTTATCCAATCCTCTTTCGAGGAATTAAAATAATCGTCGAGACTCCTTCCGGTAAACAATCCGTATTTCATACCCTTCACGAGTATCTTTGCTGCGATTTTAGTGTCTAATGCCAATTCGGGTTGTTCGAGTAGTGGGATATTCAATACCTTCCCCAACATTTCGTAGTTCTCATGCCAAGTCAGCTGGACGAATCCACGACCGTAATAAAGTTTGTCTGGGCTTTCGTATGGTTCGCCGCTCATCTTTACCTTTTTACCATATCTTTTTCCTTTTCCTTTACCATATTCCTCTATGGGTAACATGGTATGTGCTGTTTCGTGATACGCCGTACCCAACACATAAGCAGTTTGTCTGTTATCCAACATAAGGCATTCATCAAGAATCGCATTAATGCTGTCAACCTGTGCCTGCGTCAACTTGCCGAAAATATTCTTTCGAATGCAGTTATAAAATTTAGGTCTGTCTATCATCTTTGTTTCTTTTTTCTTTTATACTTCTAAGAGTCTCCGCCTTGTCCTCGATGTTGGGACTTTCCGTCTTAAATTGTCCGAGTGCAGGTATCCTTTCCTTACACTCTTCGCGAAAGCAAATAAGCCTTTCGGCGTACCGCTTTTTCTGTATTTCATCTTTAACGGTGCGGGTAAGAACCGTTACCTTCTTGTCTAATTCGTTCAGTCTCTTGGTTTGATATGTAAGCTCCGTGCGGGTTTCTTTAAGTTCCTCTTGCAAGCTGTCCGTGTATTTTTGCGAGAATTCCTGCAAACTTCTCGCATACTCAACCATACCCTTTGCGGCATCGGCATTTGCACCTATGGCACTGCTTTCTTCTTTCTTTCTTGTTGTTTTCAGATTTATGAGAGAAAGCATCCCGCCACCTGCGATGAACCCTATTACTATCTCAACGATTCTTACCCATTCCATCGTATTTATTTTTTCAGATATTCAACTATAATATCAATCTGCCTTCCCAGCATTTCGGGATTGGCATTCACAAGTGCAATGCAATCGTCCATTTCAAGCACGTGACTATTTATATCTGTCTTTTCACGAAGCCACTTGTCCATTACCGGAACGAAGGCTTTATCCCATTCTTCAGTGCTGTCGCCCTCTTTCCATCCGTCAGGCTTTGTTTGCTCGGCGATTTCGGTACGTACTTTTTCGAATTGTTCGACAACGTCTTTCAGCTTGATGCGAAGCATGATGTATGCAGTTAATCCATCCTTTGACATGCCACCGCTTTTAATATCACGGATGGTATAATATAAATTAATACATTCGTTGCGGGTAAGTCCTTTTAATTCATTGTTCATTTTTTTAGTCATTGTTGTTTGTTTTAAAAATTATTCTTCAATTCCTTCTATTTCTTCAATATTCAGAAAGCCGTTAAGCCTGCCCTCCCACTCTTCAATATCAAAGTTTGAGCCGTAAAGACTGATATTAACTCCGTGTTGTGAGATGTGCGCTGAACCTACTTGGTTCTCGTTTTCATCAAGAATATTATACTCAATTGATACGGTTTTTTCAACCTCTTCTTGAAGCTCATTTAGAGTTCTTTCGATTGTTTCTTTTACTAATTTTGTTTTCATATTTTTACTTTTTATTTTGTTATAATAATTTTTTTACCTGTTTAAAATATAAATCTTCTGCTTTCCTTGCTTCACTCTCGAATGGTCTTTTGCTATGCTCTACTAGATTAGTGTATTCCACTCCATCATAAATGGCTTTAGTATTATCATAGTTGAATTTTAATCGCCCTTCCATCATTTGTTTGATGTGCCACATTTCGTGAATAAACATCCTTATGTTGAAGTCGTTTATTTTATCCGAGCGCAATATCTTCTCATTAACAAATATGATGTACTCGCATCCTTGTTTTACTGCATATGCGTTGCCATCAAAGTTTAATTTCATTGGCATAACATGAACGACATTTTGAATACCAAGTACATGAGCAACGGTGTTTACCATTCTTTTGATATTTGGTATGTCAAAACCAATCTTTATGGGTGGAATTATATTTACTATGGCTGCTTTTTCTTTCATATATATTACATTTCTTGAATTATATTTGTTTCGGTTGTGAAAGGGTATGCCCCTCCATTATTCCAACACATTTTCCAGGAAGGAAATTGCTCCCTATTAACTGTTACGCTGTCGCTGCAAACTGTGGCTGGTATGCCTCCTCCTCCTGTCGTTGGCAATGTCAACGTCCCTAAATTTAATAAAAGCTCGCCCTGTTGTATTGTTGAAGTACATTCATTGCTCCAATTTCTTATCCTTATAGAGCAATTTAACAGGCTTACAGGTGCTCCTGTTTGATTAGTTCCTTTAACCGTGTAAATTATTTGATTAGGATTAGATTCACTCCAATGTGCTTCAATACCTATTAATACTGTATTGTTAAGAACTTGCACACGGTAGCCAAAACGAAGATGATTAGGGATGCCCCTTAATGAGCTTGATGTTGTTCCTGCGGCGTTTGTAAAAAACAGGAAAGCATTATAAGTTCCAGCACTTAATACTGGTAATGGTGAGCGTGTGTCCATCTCAACGTACATATCACCTGAATTGTTAGCTACTGCTGTCTTTACGAGGGTATCCCTATCATAAAGTGCTATTGCCAATTTTCTACCCCCAAAACCTAAATCTCCCCAGCCTATTTCTCCAACTTTTGGGATTCCATTTATAAATATTGAACCGACTATTTTTGTTTGCCCTCCCGCAATGTTTTGAGCTTGTTGAGTTACAGAAGCTCCTGCGATAGGTTGTATTGCAGAATGTTCATAGTTCCTAAAATCCCCTAACCTGTAGGGCTCATTATACAACCCCCCTCTAGGTTTATTATAATTGACTACCTCCTCTCTATTTTCGTATGCTGTTTTTACTGCGTCTATACTGGCATAGCTTTTCCAGCCTATCCCATAATTAACAGCTTCTAAATTAGCCTGAGTGATTGGACTGACAGAGTTAAACCGTACAGGTTTCCATTTGCTCCACATGTTCACATTCGGGTGAATACACAACCGCCCAACATCATTAGTTGCAGCTCCCAGTTCTGCTTTCACCATCGCAACGCTTATATTACTACTTGGTAATGCCATAATTTATTCCTATTTTATTTTAACCGTAAATATAACATTTATTTTGTAATTATTAAGTGCTTAATGCTGTCACTCCACCTGTTGCTAAGATTGTACCGTCCGAAAGCATTCTTTGCTTTATTACCCCGTTGTATTTAAAGACGAGTTCAGTGCCTGATGGCTCTATTGTAAAGCCGTTACCGAGGTCAACTTTAGGTGTTGTAACTGATACTGATGCTGCTATTGCTGTTGCTCCAGTAAGTGCTCCTCCCATTGCCAGTGAGCCTATACCTGTAAGATTCAATGTTGCTGAAGCCCTGTTGATAGCCACTGCCGTTGTTCCTATATACATTGTCTGATTTGTAGCAGCTCTTGAAGTATCTGTAGGATGTACGTGGTCTTGCCTTGCAGCCAATGTACTTGAACCAACAGCTGCTATACCATCCATAAGAGGGGTTGCTGTACCTATACCTGTTAATCCTCCTACAGATGAAGCTGTTGCTGCATTACCCGATAAATTTCCAGAAAAGGTAGTTGCTGATACTGTCCCTGATACAATAGCATTACCAATAACGTGAAGTTTTTCTGTAGGAGAAGTTGTGCCAATACCCACATTTCCAGCAGAATTAGCATAAGGAATATAATTAACACCACTTTGACCAATATGTAACCCATCCAACAAATCAGCATCGAGTCCAGAACCTGTACCATCATTTGATTCATCCCAAACCTTAAACCAAGAAGACCAAGCTACACCAGCACCATGTTTCCCCCGAACCCATAAATTACCATTATATGAATATTGAAATATTTGGGATTTATAATTTATATCTCCTCCATATAAACTGAACAAAGACCCTGCATTATTATCATACGGTTGATTTGACCCAGTATTACTATTCCTATAATACCCCTCTAATGCAGAATCTGCACTTATATCAAGATTGCGATAATTTCTAAAAAAGCTATTAGAGTTCAAACCATCCAATAAATCAGCATTAAGATTAGTATTTAAAGTACCATTATTTATTGGAATATTTCCATTGTTATTACCAAAAGAATATGTTGATGCAGTTGCTGTACCTAATGATAAATAAATAGGATTTGTATTAGAACCTACATTTGCTTTACCAAGTTTAGAAGCTGATGAAGCATTTCCCGATAACGCCCCAACAAATGTTGGTGCTGTAACGTTGCCTGTGAATGTTTTAACCCCTCCAATAGTTTGATTAGTAGTTAAATCTACCGCTCCAATTTGAGCAGTCGTTACATTGTGTGGATTTGCCTTATTTGCAATATGACTTGTAACTCCAATATTGTCTGTTAATTGAGAGAGCGATGTGAGGTTGCCCGAGTGATGAATCCTCAAAGGACTACCCCAAGTGTCTCCATGTCCAACCCTGAGATAAAGATTGTCGTGTGACGATGTACTTGCGCAGCCTATTAACTGCCAACTTGCGTATGAGCCTGTCCACCCCTTAACATTCAGAATAGAGTGCCAGCTGCTTAACCCCTCCACATACCCAAAATAAGGCGCAACGGCACGGTCTGGCATCTCCGATGGGAGTAAATTAAGGTAACGGTCTCCTCCCTCATTTATCTCCCTAATATCTGTAACGCCAACCGTTTTATGGCTATGCCCTAAAGGACTATATAATGTGTCTCCGTAAGCCTTTACCCTCGCATTTGTAAAGTACAGATTAGTTCCCTCTGGAACTACTGAGGTGTTTAATGTTTGCCACGTTTTATCCCCTCTATAATATTGTGAAGTTGTACCAGTTGAAATAGTAGGCTGTTTGCCATCTAACGCACTCTGTAAGCCTGTGATATTAGCTATTGTATGAGTGTGACTTGATGGCGCAAAAGTTGATGGTTTGCCTGTTATTTCACTCCATGATGGCACATAGTCAATTGGTTTATAGATAGTGTCGTGATTGTGAGTTGATAAAGAAAATGTCAACCCTTTACTAAAAGTAAGCAAATTCCCACTTTTAGAAACGCTTGTGATAGCATTGCCTGCTCCTGTTAAAGAAATATTTAGTGCAGAGTTTGCTTCTATATTACTTACTCGTGTGTTTAAATCATTACCGAGCAGTGCGCTTAATACCCAACCCGATTTTTCGGACGTGTAATCAGCCCAGCTATCTAACCTATTATATGATACACCTCCTCCGCCACCAGTTCCTAAACCATATGCTGATAATTCTCCAGTAGCATAGGCGTTAGTATCTATTTTCAAATTACCATTAGCATCAATACTTAATTTACTTAATACATCTATATGCCCTTGTGTTAAAGCATCAATTACGCTCTTATTTCCGTGAGTATGCTTTTTTGAATTGGCGTCATTCCAGTTAGTTCTTTCTGTTGATGTTATATGAATCGTACTATTCGCAGTATGAGTATCAAATTCTGATTTAGTTGCTTGCTTCACATTGTCAACATTACCTAACCCAACTTGCGATTTGGTTACATTGTGTGGGTTGGAGGTATTCGCAATATGACTCCCTACTCCAATATTATCCGTAAATTGGCTTAATTGTGTTGGTTTATTTTTAATAAATGCAAATGAATTAACGTCAGTAACGCTCCAATCACTCACTTGGTCTTCAGGTGCTGGTGTCCAATCGGTGGCTTTGTTGCCTTTTTCGAGTTTAATATCTGGTAAATCATCATTTTGGTTTGTTAGATAAACAAGTATATATTCTGTATCCGGATTAGTTTTAAATCCTTCAATTTTCAAATCGTTATCATGGTTATCTGCCAACCCTGCTAAAGACATTCCAACATAGGGTTCTTCGGGCAATAAGTAGTACCTAAACCGATTGTTTGAAAGTGAGCTTCTCGACAAGCTGTAAGTTTGATTGGGTTCTACTTTTGCAAAGAAACTCCTCCAATTAGAACCTTCTCCGATAGAATTATTCGCATCTGCCCAATTCCGTAAATTAGATTGTTGAAATAAATTCCTCCCACCAATCTCAATGCCGTTGATTGCAGTTGTGATGTCTGCTGGAGTTGCTTTTGAATCCAATGCGCCCTGTAAGCCTGTTATTTGAGCTATCGTATGCGTATGCCCTAAAGGACTATATAGTGTGTCTCCGTAAGCCTTTACCCTCGCATTTGTGAAGTACAGATTAGTTCCCTCTGGAACTACTGAGGTGTTTAATGTTTGCCACGTTTTATCGCCTCTATAATATTGTGAAGTTGTACCAGTTGGAATAGTAGGCTGTTTGCCATCTAACGCACCCTGTAAACCTGTGATGTCACTTATTGAATGTATGTGAGCACTGGGTGCAAATACTGATGGTTTGCCAGATAAATTATCCCAACTTTGATTACCTCTTGTAAGCGTGATTACATTACCTGATTTGCTTCCACCTACTATCACATCACCAGTTCCTGAAACGCTTACTGATGTTGCTGAACCTCCCTCAACACTTGATAGCCTGTTGTTTAAATCAACACCTAACAGTGCCGAAAGCACCCACCCCGATTTTGTTGAATCGTAGTCTGCCCAAGCGTCTAATCTGTTATATGAAGAACCACCGCCACTTCCAGAACCAGCACCATAAGCAGATATTTCTCCTGTCGAATAGGCGTCTGCATTTATTTTAAGTTTTCCGTTATCAATAGAAAGCAGCGCCAATACATCTAAATTTTCCTGTGAAATTTGGTCTATAATTGTCTTATTCGAATGAGTGTGATTATTTGCATAAGCTATATTCCAATTTGTCCGCTCTGTCGATGTTATGTGTACTCCACCTGCAATTTGACTGTGGTCATAAGCTATTTTCCCTCTATCTCCCCTGTAAGCTGTCGATGAAGTTTCACCTAATGCCAATGACGGACTTATTTCTACATATGCACTTCCCGACCATCTGTATGTTAGATTTTTATCTAATGCTACATATATTTTGCCTGTTTCTCCAGTTGCTGGAAAGCTTGCAAGGGTATCAAATTCCAATACGTCATCGACGTAAGACGGAAGCTGCGAGGACGGTACAAAGCCATTTGCATCCAATTCTGCTAATCCATTTACAGCACCTTTAAGTGAAGTTGATAGATAATTGCTATGTGTATGACTTTCTAATGCAAAAGATAATCCTTTCGTAAACAATAATGAATTGCCAGACTTCGATACACTCGTTATTGCATTCCCCGCTCCAGTTGTTGAGATGCTCAAGAGTGAACCACCTTCAAGGCTTGAAACACGGTTATTTAAATCATTACCTAATAAAGCACTTAACACCCAACCCGATTTATCCGACGTGTAGTCAGCCCAAGCATCTAATCTGTCGTAGCCTGTGCCGCCGCCACCACCTGTTCCACTTCCTACACCATAAGCCGATATTTCCTTCTTCGAGTAAACACTTAAATCAGAATAAATCGCATCGTTTTCCTCATCATACTTCCACCATTCACTAAAACGATTCAATGCATCGAGATTATCGGTAACACTAATTACCTCTGTCCTGTCAACCTTTTTACCTGTCTCACTCTCTATTGCACCAATTCTTGAATATCTCGAGTAATTCCCAATAGAATAAGTTGCATCAAATACATTGTTTATATCTTTCTCATAACCACGAATGCGTGAGGTTATTGAGCCTAAATAGTCTGATTCTAACGTAACTACTTGTCCTATATCTAAATCTATATTGTTTTCTTCACAATATATAGAACGTGTTTTAACATCAAACACATAATCCATCCCTAATGAATCCATATAATCCTGTGCAGCAGAAAGCAATTCATTCTGCGCATTAGTAACCAATTCAGGCATTATTGTTTCAGCCTTAAACCCAAAAAAGAAAAAAGTATCACCAACCTGTGGTCTAAGAATAGGATTGGGAAAATAATTATCACCTTCTTGTTTATATATTATTTCATATCCATTTTTACGAATATATAATTCAAACTCCCTACCGTTCAGTTGTCCACTTGTAAACGCCATTTTAAGCGATTCTCCAGGAAGTAAATCATCCCTTGTTATATTTATTCCGCTGCACTTAAAAGTGTATATCGTCGTAGCCTGTTGGTCTCTATCGGTTGGATATATTACACTACTTGTTATCTCTGTTATGGTATTTTCCTGTCTCGGATAAATATCGTCGAATATCTTAACACCCTCCACAATTTGTTCAGATGGCAAATTGGGAAACAAGTCCACATATGGATAATCGGAAGGTAATGTTAGTCTCTTTCCATAAAACATGTTTCTCGTTCCACCAAAAACATACAAACGGGTTATCATCCTTTCACTTGCCTCTGAAAAAGAAATATCATCTAACTCTTTGTCATATTCTAAGATTATAGGTTCGCCAAACTCACAAATACCCAAATTTAACACATCCCCATTTACCCACCACTCTAAATCATAAGTTTCAGCAATTAAATCTAATGCTTCGAGTATTGTGAGATTCTCATAATGTATTGCCTTTACCTCAGAATTAGAAGAATAATCAAATGACCCAATTCCCTTATCAATTAGGTTATCAGATATAAGTTTAAGGTGGTTTGTTCCTGTGGTATTCAATGTAAAATCAGTGTTACCATCGAATATTACAATAAAATCATCGAATCTCTTGATAATATCATAGAAAGTTAACTCATATCTATATCCATCTGTTTCTTTGTTTTTTGCAACAATAACATCCTTCGGCAAATAGAAATTTTTGCCGTTATATGATATCCTGTCTCCTTTTTTTAACTCGACATAAGTATCTAACTCGAAATTAAAAGAAAGAGAATGTTCATGAGTGTCGAGGTCTCTAAATTCTCTCCCATCACTCGTGAATTCTAATATTTCGATTGCTCCTCTATATATCTTCATAATCTATCTGCTGGATTGGGTTCTTCTAAACTTAGAATAAACTTACCAATCCTCCCATTAAATTGTTGAAACTGTATACAATCTTTATAGATTGTTTTATACACCGTGTTGCCTGTGAATATTGTTTTTATATTCAACCGTCCTGTGGCTAATTCCTGGCAAAATGAATTATACCTGCTTAAAAAAGTCGCTCTGTCTGGTGCAGTAATGTTTATCGATAACTGTAAACTTCGTTCGTCTAGTTTTGGATTCTTTACACTTACCCTTTTACCATTTTCCGTCCTCGACTTGTTTTCGGTAAAATCCTTAATAGGTGGAGGTGTCATCAGCGATGAAAGAGATGTCTCATCCATCGTTATACCCCACGTTTGATATGCATCCTTTCCATTTATTGTCAGTTGTCCAACCATGTTGCACCCTCCCCTTCTACTGTTACGCACGCAACCCAGTTTTTACGAATATTAGCCGTAGCTCCGTGCATTAAAATTACTACATGATAACCTTCTGTAAATTCCAACTCTCCATGAGAATTTATTAGAGCTATATTTTTGTTCTTCGCTATCACGTTTTCCTTGTTTACAAATATATTATATTTCTCGAAATCTCTCTCACTAAACCACTCTAAGGATGGAAAGTTGTGCTCTATACAAAATTCCCTCCCCTGCGGACTAAAAAACAACTTAACGAGTTCCTCTTCTGACTTCACATTAACTATTTTGTTGCAAGCACCCTTCTTTATAGCATCATCAATCACTTTCATAAATTACTTGTATTTTTTACAATTTTGTCTAATCTCTCATTCGTTTCAACCAGCAAAGCGGTATTCTTCTTAATACTCTCGAGATGTGAAACCTGTAAAAATATCAATTTGTACGTTTCGTCCGCTACTGACTTAATCTCTTTATTGGTATCGGAAATGGTTATTGCACTCATCTGAATACCATTCAGCTTGCCATCTATCGAGCTTGCCTGTTCCTGTGTAATCTTTTCATATGCTCCATAAGTAGCTGCCCCCTGTGTTTCACCAGTACCTTTAAAATACTTTCCAGCCCACCCGTATTCTCTTTCAAGACGAGCGAGCTCTTCTTCTGCCATCTTTTCAAGTATTGCCTGCTCGTACGCATCTATCATCCCATCGCTCTTCATGAATTCCATCATCTGGTTGCGGAAATTCTCCATAAACTTACTTGTCTCTATGCTTCCCTTTATGGCTTCCATAACCACCTTTTTTATCATGTCAGTAACGAAGTCTTTTGCCGTCTTCGCACTATCTTTTCCAGCGTCAAACATAGAAGCATAAGCACTTGCAAAGTTTTCTATTGCCGATTGTACATCTTCACCAAAGATAGCATCAATCGCCTTCTCTTTGTTTTCTGCGATTAACCTGTCTATCTCTTCAAGCTCCTTTTCCCATTCTGCTATCCTCTTCTTATTGGTCTTTTTCTTAGCCTTTTCCTCGGCTATCTGCCGCCTTAGTGCTATCTGTCGTTGTTGCAATAACTTATTTTGCTGCTCTATTAATCGAGAAGCATCAGCACTATAAGCTCTCTCAATCTCTTTCCCTAAATTATTGTACGAAACAGTCAACTGGTCGATTTGCTCCTGAAGTCTTTTGATTCTCTTTTCCTTAGAAGAATCAAACATCCCCACAATGCTATCCGTAACTCTTGTAATTCCTCTTGCGAGGTTTTTAGTGCCACCTATTATATCGCCAGAGAATATCCTTGAAACGCCAGCACCAGCCTCCGCTGCGCCACTCGCTATATCAAGGATGTTGTTTGCTGCCTCTGCTGCCTCATCGTTAAATATTCCGATAAAGCTGATAGCAATATTTCCAAGCTCCTCAAACTGATTAATAACATTTTGAATGCTTACGGCAAGCTCTGCCATAGCATTTTGAAAGTTTATTCTATATTCATTAATTCTATCCTCACTTAACCCCGATTCCTCCGCCTCTTTGAGGTCTTTATATGCGCTTATCGCCTTTTCAAGCGACTCCGCAAGTGCTAATCCAGGTTTCCTTTCCCTTAGTATAACATCCATTTCAAGCAACGCATCCGTAAGTGGTTTAAGTTGCTCGGGACTCATACTATTTGCGGCTAATTCTATGTATTTAGCCAACTTATCTCTTAAAATTTTTATAGCGCCGACACTTTTTTCATCGATATTGGAAAAAATCTCAGCAAAATCTATTTTTCCCCTAAATTCCTCAACAGCGAGCCTATCGAGGTCTTCCAAAAGTACTCTAAAAAGATTATCCTCCTCTGCTTTTGTTCTTGCTTCCTTAGCTTCTTTGTTAAATTTATCTATTAGTGCATTTTTCTTCTCTTCAAAGTTTCCCCACCTGATTAAATACTCTATCCTTGCTTCTTCTTCGGCTTTAAACTGTTCCTTAACAGCTTTTTCATTCTCTGATAACATCTTTTTGTTGAACTCTCGGACTTCTTCGATTATTCTTTCTGTGTTTTCTCTCGTTATTCTCGGGAAAATATAGTAATCAGGCGTTTCTTCTTCTTTTATAGAAACCCTATATCTATCTAGTTCCTTTTCTGCCCTAATAATCCTTTGTCTTGCTTCTTCCCATTCCTTTGCTGTATTTTTTTCTGTCAATAATCCTAATGCTTCCTCTGCATTTTTCTTTTCTTCTTCCCAATAAGCCTTGTTCTTTTCCACAGTTGTTCCTATTGTCGTACCATATTCCTCTATTTGCTTATTTAAATGTAAAATTTGTTTTTCATATAGCTCAAGTTGTGCAGTCCTTGCGAATTCATTACCAGCCCAAATCGATTGTTCTTGACTTGCCAACTCGTTATATTTCTCTTGTAACTCATTCCTTTGTTCAATAAGCCTTGCACGTTTTACTTCATTTGACACTGCATTATAAGAACTCAAAAGCATAGCATTTTCTTGGTCTTTTAATCCAGATATGTGTTTCTCAAGCGCACCTATCATCTCATTTGCACTAATAAATATGCTTTCACTCCATTTTAACCCAAGTATTCTATTCAATTCTCCTCTTTCCGAGAAACTCATTATTTTCCCAGATTGCAAACGGTTCAACAGTTCCTGTGCAGTGGCTATCTCATATCTTATTTGTGCACGTGTTTTGAGCTCTAATTGCTCGTTAACCTGCTTTAATACATCACTTAGATTTAAATATTTTGCCGTTTCTATATCCAGGTTTTTGAATATAGCTGGATATTTTTTTTGCAACGTTTCTAATGAGGACTGTCTCTCCCTTCTCGTTAGTGTTTCGTCTTTTAATTTATTTATAAGCTCTTCTGTCTTTTTTCTTTCATCTCCTATTGCTTGTGTCCTTTTCTCCTGCGCCTCTGTGAGCGATTTAGCGGCTATCTCGGCTGCGTTCTCGGCTGTAATTAATTTATATACCGAAAACGTCAATCCGGCAACGGCAGTAGCCAATAAAACATAAGGATTAGGTGTTAAAACTGTCAAAAGAGATTTTAAAGACCTGCCTAATCCTTGTTTGGCAATAGTAAGCATTTTTGTCCTTGCTATATATATAGCCTGTTCTTTTGAAATTACCTGCATGCTCATAGCAGCCAGCTTTCTCTCCAAAACGGCTTGTCGTAAAAGTCTTATATTCAGCCGTTCTACTGCGGATACCGCAATCAAAACTGCCTTGTAAGAACCAAACGCTGCTGCTAAGCCTAAAATTGTTTTCCCTATTTCTTCATAGTTCTCTACTATGTTTAGTTGTGTTTTAAGTAACCCTTCAAAAACAGGTTGTAATTTCTTACCTATATCATTTCGAGCAGTATCAATTGCATCGCCTAAATTAGCTTTCAATCCAACAATACTTGCGGATTGTTTTTCCATAAGGTGGTTAAACCTTCCGCCTTCTGAAGTCATATTCTTGAAAGCCTGCTCAATGTCTTCGAACCCTACCTTCCCTGCGCTTACAAGTTCGTTTATTTGATTCGTTGCGACACCTAGCACCTTAGCTAACTCTTCGTAAATAGGAATGCCTCGTCCAGCAAATTGGCGAATATCCATAGTCACAACCCTTCCCGACGCCTTCAATGTTCCGTACAAATAGACAATATCATTTAAAGGTGCGCCAACACCACTGGCTACGTCTCCTAACATAATAAGCGTATCGTTGAGCTTCTCAAACTCCATACCGTAAGCCATTAATTGTTTGTAACCTGACGCCACTTGCATCAAATCAAAAGGTGTCGTAGCCGCCGTCTCGACAGCTTGTCTCATTAACTGGTCTGCAAGCTGCTTGCTGCCTAACATGGTAGTAAAGGCTATTTCCAACTGCTGAAACTCACCTCTTACTCTTTCTATATCTTTAACCATGTTCTTGAACATGTTTACAGCGAATAACCCTCCCATACCTGCAGCCATCCTCTTTAATGACGCCTGTATATTATTCGAAGCTTTTTGAGCAGTAGTTTCGCTTGATTTTATTTCATTACGAACTTCTGCAAACTTCCGTTTAAAGTCTTCATTATTTGCAGTTATGTTATAGTGTACACTCATGTGAACATTTGTTTGATTTTTTCTCTATTTCTCGGGTCATCCGCATTGATAATTTCTTCTTCACTTGTTGTGCTTGTCTGGTCTGCAAGTAACATCTGAACATTCTGATAACTCACACTCCATAAAAGATAATCCAATGTCCAATGATACCGTTGTAAAACTACATCTAACAACCCACCCCAAATTGAGCGACCACCTATTACTCTATTCGACCCGCTCAATTTCTTTATTTCGGCTTGTTTTGCCTTAATATCTCCGTCAATCGAATAGAGGTAATAAAATTTTCGTATTGCGTCTGCGTAAGAAGTGCGAGTAAAACTATAGAAAACTCCTCTACCTTACTGTTCCACTTAAAATATTCCGCACGCTCTTTAATCTTATCACTATTCAAAAGGTCGTCTTTGTTGTTAAAAGTAGCTACCGCCATCAGTTCAGTTACTATATCCGATTTATCTCTGCATACTCTCATCGCTTCTAATTGCGGATTTTCCTGTAATTTCTCTTCGTCCAAATCCAACATAAGATAATACTTAGAGAGTATCTGCATTTTGCCAATCGTAGGAGGGTTTATTTTAAACTTCCTACTGCCTATTTTTAGTTCGATAGGTTTTTCTGTAACGGCGTCGGATACAGCCATTTCTATTTGTTTCTCTATATTCATAATAATTCATAATAAAAAGAATGCGGGTGCTAACCCGCACTCAATTAAGTAAAAGTTACAACTTCGTATGAAATAGATTCCCCCTCACCGTCTGGTACAAGAACATCGGCAGTGTATTTCCATTTCTTACCTATCTCCGCAGAATATGTGTCCTCTACAGACAGAATACATTTGTTAATTATAATACCCTCGACAGTAGGGTCTTCAGGCTGTAATTCGATTTTGTACTGTCCTTCAATAACACCGTCAACGTCTTCGACAGGTTTTTCACGACCTTTTGCAGCATAAATTTCAAACTCGAACACATAGGTGTTTCGATTATATGCCTTGTCTTCAAACCCTCCACCTTCAAGTGGAGCTTCCCTTGTCGCACCCTTAGTTGTAGTCAACTGTGTTGAGCCTTCCACAGGTGTAGGGATAACAATCGGTGTTTCAGTACCACCAAGTTTTGTAATTCTTATTTTGGGCTTCCCCCATGCTAAATTTGCCATAATCTTTTAATTTATTGTTGAATAATTATATTTTAATTCAAGATGAACAAAATGCTCATCCGTTTCAAATACTTTAAATGTTTGTATCGTTCCTTCACGCTCAATCATATAATCGGGAAGTGATACACTCTCCGCAAACGTGTTAAGCGCTGATTCAATGACTCCGCATCGTGCAATATCCTTAACTTTCCGCCCATCGAAAGCAATATCAGGGATATAAACGTTTATCGTTACATACCCTACCTGAATATCTCCATCAATCCCTGTTTTAAAGATTACTATGCAGTCCTCACTTGTTGCTACATTTTCAATCGGTCTCACTCCATCTCTGAAATATTGACCTTTAACGCCAAGTGAATTTTTCACTGCGTTAAAGAAATCCTGCTCAAACTGTAATCCTGTTTTTTTCATAACAATCTTTTTGACATTGATTCTGCCAATAATTTAGACGATGATAATACGTTTCGACCAAGTGCCTCCACATATACCGCATAGTCCATACCAGCTACTACTATTAACACGAACCCTTTGTTATATTTTTCTTTCAACTCATTAATCAAAGCCAAACTTGTTTGTTCACCTTCGGTACTTTCTTGTTTAACTTTGTTGAAATCGGATAATATAACCGTTTTTCCGTCGTTTAAGATAGTGTAACCAACAGATGTGCGAAGATTACCTGTTCTATCAATGTAATCACCGTTAGAACGAGCTTCGTTTACTGCTGCCTCTCCGATATACGATAATTTCTTAATAATATCTTTTTCCGATTTTCGTATCTCGTCAGCAATAAACTTGTCTATTTCGCTCATCGGCGTTGTCATCTCTATCATATCGTTATCTTTACTCGTTGCACATCTTCTAATTCCTCGAGACTTTGGACTTCCTTTTCACAGATAACCCTTCCTTTGCTGTCTTTTAGTCTAATTATTTTTGCATCGAAATCCATATTTTCAGTCGTTATCTCATAAGCAATTCTCTTAAACTCCCCATCATTATAACGACCTTTATTGTCATTCGTAACTGCAAAATACTTACACTCAACATCATCTCCCCAGCTTACACTACCCGAGACTGGTATGCCATTCTCGTCGATATAGCCAGGCACAACTATCTGTGCATTAATGAAACCTCTCATTCAAGTCTTATTACTTTCGGTTCAGGAATATATAGAGAATAATCGAATCCATTTTTGCGGCATATACTCTTAATACGTTCCTTAACTTTTTCCGTATCAAAAGAAAAAGAGACCCCTCCCTCTGATACACCTCCTAAGGCAATCATTTGGGAGAGAATCTCCAAAACACACATGGAAACTATTTTTTCATCTATATTTTCGTCAATAGGAGATACCCCCTGTTTTACACATTGTCTTTCAATTAAAGACGTGCGTACAGGAAAAGGGTGTAAATCCTCACGTATTGCTTCCCGATAGTTCATCTTTCTTTTGTTTCTTAACCGACTCCTGCTTATTCACCTGCGTATGTTTTACAGGATTAGGTTTTTCTGATGTTTCGTATTTCTTTACCAACTTACGTGCAATCAAATCTTTTGCTCTGTCATCGTCAAATTCGACTATTTGTCCTTTCTCATACTTTTTTCTGAAATCGAACTTGTCAGCGAATTTATCCAATACTACAACTTTCATGCTTGTACAGTCTTAGAATCTAACGTAAAGATTTTATCCACGTTGGTAATAACAGGCACTACCCTTGCTTGAGAAGTGGTGTATTCTCTCAAAGACGGTCTGTTGACACGATACTTCGATACAAGAATAAACTCGTTTGCAGTCTCATAAGAAACGCCTGCAACAGGATGTTTCTTTTCTGCCAAATCAGTCCAAACAACAGAACCAACTCTATCTTCTACCGTGAATACCACCATTCCTTCTTGCCAGGGTTTAACAGGTGTTCTTACACCGTTAACCTCGGTTACAACCGAGCGATTTACTTTCGTCAGCGTTAATCCGAATTTGTCGTTAAGTAATACGTTTGCTTGTTCTAAACTCGGTATTGGAACATTATTCAATGCACCAACATAACCGATAACAAAAGCATATTGCTGACGTACCTGGTCACACGCAAGGAATTTATTGATTGCATACGTATCGGCATACATATTCCTAATGTTGTATCCAAGAGACTCGGCTCTGTCAACCACACGTTGAATATCATCCAACGGTTTAGCTGTAGCTGGAGTATTCCAAAGAACCTGAACCCCAAACTGATTTTCAGTCAGGTATTGGTAATCAACCTTTACACCAGCACCAACATTATCGGAATCAACCAACGCAACGCCAGTCGACAGACCTTGCAAGAACATATACTCCAATCGTTCCAACACACCTATTATCACTCTCGGAGTGTCTGCGAATATTTTAGCAACGATTGTATCAATGTTTGCATTTTGAGCAATCAGTGCGTCAATATCCGACATTTGTTTCTCATTCAAGAATAATTCCATCCCTATTTTTGGGAGGTCACCAGACGCTCTACCGAGCGAATCACGTTTCTTCAGCGGAAGCGAAGAATCCATAGAAACAACATCAGCTGCCACTCTGGAATAAGTTCCAGTTAGAGATTCCCAACGTCCATCTACCGAATAATCCGTACCTAATAATTGTTTGTGTAGGTAGGATAAAGTTGTTTGATTCTTGTCATTCAACTTTTCGGTAATTCCTAAAACAAGCTTAGGAAAATATTTCTCTATATATTTAAAATATAAGCTCTGTTCCATAATCCTTAAGCTTTATCATTTGTGAATACTATCAGCGGCAAAGCTGCTTTTACATCATTAAGAATATCGTCTAACGGAAAAGGACTTGCATTCACATTAACTGTTCCTCTTACCATAATCCCTGCAAAGGGTCTCGAAGTCGGAATGCTTGCAATAAGAATTCCTGCATACTCGTAAGGAGTCGTTTCATCATCTTCTAACGGTAGCGTACCATACGCATCTCCTGCTGCATTTAGCGGCATGGGATAATATTCCCCAGCTGCGTCCTTAATGATAACATGTCCCGCATGAATTACATCATGCGGATAGCCTTCTACATTAAGACTTCTGCCGCCACGAATCGATTGGAAATTATCGATAATGACTATATTGTCATTACCTGTGATAATCTCCTCTTGTGGGTTGTTTAAATTTACTGTTGCCATTTTTATAAATCCATTTTGTTAATAATTTTTTTAACTTCTTCATCCGACGCTTCCTTAGAAACAGCTCCACCTTTAATAGGTTTCCCCATTTCACCAAGTTCCTTGTCGGACAACTCTTGCAGAATGGTCTGCACATCATTATCTACTTCCGAAACGAAGTCCTCGAAGTCTTCATCATTCTCGAAATTCATGCGTTCAAAATCTTTCAACTTCGTTTTCTGAATTTCAGAAGGAAGGTTTTTTAATTTCGCAGCGTAAATGTTTTTCCTGGATTCTTTCTTGTCTTTGTTTACAAGCGAATCAATTTTTGCATTTTGCGCTTCGATAATTTTAAACAACTTCTCAAACTTGTCATCTGCCCCCTCATCTACTCCCTTGGGTTCGGACGTATCGGGTGCTTTCGGTGTTTGTTTTTCTTTCTTCTTCGCATTAACAATCCTCGTTACTGCGGATTGAGAAAGTTTAAGGTAAGGCATAATCGCATCCACCTGTGCGCTTATTTGTTCTTCTGTAGCGTCTTCTTGTAAAGTTCCAGCTATCTGCGTAGCGACACTTTCAAGTTCTTCTGCCGTAAACCCCAACGACGCTGCTTTGGGTTTCAGGTCTTGTAACACTTTTGTTTTCATAATAAAATTGTTTTATTTATTTGCGAGCTTGATTTTCACAAGCCCGCCGCCGTGTCACAAGCTCGTTGCAAATATAAACAAAAAAACAACAATAACAACTTTTTTATAAGAAAAATTTTGTAACTCAATAAACTGCACAAAAAAATAGCAGGCTTATTACCTGCTATTAATATAATTGTTTAAAACCTTAACCGTCTTTATCTCTCATACCAAGCCAAATCCCTGACGTTTTTCGGCTTGTTTTTAAATTCTATTGCTTCTTGTATTGTTAACATGTAGAAAAAGTTGTCGTCCTCTTTAATAGGGAACATTACTGGCATTATGAGAACAATTATATCCTCGTTTTCCGATTTCATCTCCATAACATTAGAGATACTGATTCTGAGCTTAGGCATCTTCTTTCTTATCTCGAATAATTTAAAAGCAGCGTTTAAATATTCTGCTCGGAATGTCATATTGCACATTTTGTAATCGTAATATTTTTCTGGCAACCCAATGTTTATTACCACCTTCTTTTCATCGACTTTTGTTCTCCAGGTGTTTTTGGCTGCTGCAATGAGGTCTTTTACCTTTTCTTCTGGAATATAAATATCTCCTTCCCGCTCTTCGGGAATTGTTCCTTCGTAGTTTACAGTACTCTTTTCCGAGCTACCTGTCCTCGAAAAAGTTCTCCCTTCCCGCTCTTCGGGATATTCCATCTTAACCTTAGCAAGGATATGACCATTACTTGCATACAGAAAGCCATTTTCATGCGCAACATGTGCAAGCATGTAATTGTCCTTTCTCTTGCTCACGAAATGTTTGAAAAGCAAATCGTATATTTTAGCTGTTTCTGTTTTTGTTCTCATAATCTTATTGTTTTTTATTTCTTATTCTCTCTTCCCTTTTCTTCAATGCTCGTTTAGCAGCCTCACTCCTTGCCCCGAGATTCGCCTTAGCGATAATCTCGAGTCGCTCTGCTTCATTTTTGCACTTATCGAGAAGTGCTTTCAATTCTGTTCCTGTCATGCCTTCAATTGTTTCAATATTCGTAATTTCTCTTTTTGAGAAACACCTTTGCTGAAAGTTTTCACAAGCTCAATCAAATCTTTTTGACTGATTCTTTCACCGTATTCCGATAGGAGTTTTTCTAGCACATCGTCTTTTGCATTGTATATTTTGAAACCTGTCATAGTTAAACCAGAACGTATATAACCATATTGCGTGTCAACATTCGGTTTTAAATACAATGCTTTAAACGACCTGTTTTTGTTCTTCTTCGTAAATACTAATGCCTTAAAATTATCTTTGTCTCTTACCTCAAATAAGAAGTTCCAAATGCCAGGAACTTCTTTCGGTTCTACAATTTCCTCTGGATTTGGATAAATTTCCAAAACCTCTCTAAGATAATCTCCTTCATCGATATCTACACGACGAAGGAATTTGCCATCTTTCGTGTGGAAACACCTAAAATGTGGGTTAAATATGTTTCCGTGCATTGTTACATAAAAATCTCTCATAATTGTAAATTTTTAATATTTTGCCTACTATTAAGGGTTTCGGCATTCCCTTTATCTTTTTATTATTTTACTTCTCACTACCAAGCGAAACATAAACAAGCTCCTGCAAATAAATGCCGCTCAAAGCACGCTTATTCAACCACCTGTTAAGTCTTTTCCACCTAAAATTATATTCAGGTGGGTAATACTCAATAACGGCATATGTTTTACCGTTATGCGTGAAAGCGTTTTCAAAATGTAAGTGCGGGTCCTCTACCTCACACATAAATTCGATACTTTTCTTATAAGCCTTGTACAACTTTGAATTTTCTCGGTAATGTTTCATCTTACCATTAAAGCGAAACCTTTTAAATCTTGTTTTCATAGTTCTGTTTTTTTTACTTTTTGCCTACTCTATAAGG